CGAAGAAGAACGAAAGCAGAAACCACGACTAAACACAAACGTGAAGGGAGGATTATGATGCGTAAAGAAATTTATAGAATATCGCCAGACGAAGAACTAACAGATGCGAAGTTGAGTCGGTTTATCGCAAGGCATGCTGCAGAAAGCACGTTTCGGTATAAACAATTACAAGATGCATACGAAACAGATTTCCCAATCTTTCACGAAAATCCAAAACCAGAGTGGAAACCCGATAATCGTATTGCTGTAAACTTTGCAAAATACATTGTAGACACAATGAACGGGTATTTCATTGGAAATCCGATCAAAATCACAGTAGATGGTGGAGAGGAAACGATTGAAAAATACATAGAATTCCTTGATCAGTATAATGATCAGGATGATAACAATGCAGAATTGTCTAAGATTTGCTCTATTTATGGAAAAGGGTACGAAATGTATTATAACGATGAAGAAGGAAACGTCGGAATTATATATTTAGATCCAACAGAAGCGTTTATGATCTATGATGATTCGGTACTTAAACGTGAACGCTATTTTGTTCGGCTATATAGGGATGAGGATAATGTCTTGCATGGAAGTGTATCGGACCAAGAAAAAGTTCGATGGTTTACTATAAAAGGGAAGATTGTTTGGAATGAACAAGAACAATTACATTACTTTAATGGGGTTCCAGCTACGGAATATCGTGAAAATAAAGAATGCCAAGGAA